TTGGGTGGATATGCGGTTATCCGTACCTCCAACCCTGCTGGCGTTCGACGTGTCGAATTAAACATTCCACAAGGCGCGTTTACGGAAGCACAACTACTTAACCAGGAACTACGCTCAGGTACTCGTTATCCAGAAGGTCGTTCTGGTAACATTGATGCAAGCATCGTTACTGGTCAAGGCGTACAGGCTCTCATGGGAGCATTTGATACACAGGTTAAGTCAGCACAGGCAATCTTTGCATCTTCTCTACGCGATGTTGTTTCTCTTTGCTTTGAAGTAGATGAAAGAATCTTCGGAGAAGAAAAGACAATCCGTGGTGTAGACTCTGGCTCACCTTATGAAATTACATACAAGCCATCTAAGGACATCAAGGGTGATTACTCTGCAGATGTTCGTTATGGTATGCTTGCTGGTCTTAATCCAGCACAGGGACTTATCTTTATGCTACAGGCTCTTGGTGGAGGATTAATCTCCAAGGACATGGCTATGCGTGAATTACCATTCACAGTCAACGTTACACAAGAACTTGAAAAGATTGAAATCGAAAACATGCGTTCATCACTTCTTAGTGGTATTACTGCAATGGCTCAGGCTATTCCAGCAATGGCTACATCAGGCGGAGACCCAGCATCTATCGTAACCAAGATTGCGGGAGTAATTACTGCACGTCAAAAGGGTCAATCCCTTGAAGAGGCTATCGCAGGCGTATTCGCTCCAGAGCAACCAGTTCCTCCTGCTGGGGCGGCAACTTCTCCTGTTGAGCAGCCGTCCCCTGCTCCAGGCGCGGCTCCAGTAGGAGGCTCTCCAATGGATGCAGGCATGGCACCACCAGCACCACCACCAGACTTACAAACTATTTTATCTACCCTAAGTGGTAGTGGCAAGGCTTCGGGACGAGTAACAACTAGGGGATAAAATGACAACGCTAGTAGCGATACAAGGTGACGGTTGGTCGGTATTAGGATGTGATTCACGTCTTAGTGATGAGCATGGACGTTTTCAAATAGCAAAGACACCAAAGATTGTAGAAAACAATGGTGTGTTAATTGCTGGTTGTGGTTCCTCGCGTGCTAGTAACGTGTTGCATTATGGTTACAAACAACCTAAGCCTACAGTACAAGAAGATTTAAATACTTACATGACGCAGAAGTTTATACCAGCGATGCGCAAGAGTTTTGTAGATGCTGGTATCGACATGAAAGAGGACGGCGATGTCGCACAAATTGATGGGGGATTTCTCATCTCAGTCAAGGGGCAAGTTTTCTCGGTTTCTGAAGATTATTCTTGGGATACCGATGTTCGCAATGTATATGTTATGGGTAGTGGTGGAGATGTTGCCCTCGGTGCATTGGCAGCGTTGGGTGTGGAAAAAGTAAAAACTATTAACCAAGCAGAAACAATGGTTCGTAAAGCAATTGCTATTGCGATTCAATACGATAACATGTGCTCAGAACCAATTCATATTTTTAAACAATTTAAGTAGGAGGAATAATGGCAAGTGGAGGAATGCGCCCAGGTGCGCCACAGAATAACCCAGCCAATGTTTCAGGTACAGGCGGAGCAGGACAAAGCGGTAACTATACTGGCTTTGCCTATGGTCAGAATCAAGCAGTAAACCAGCAACGTGTAGAAGGCAACCAAGCAGTAGCCTCCACTCAGGCACCAGCGCCATCTGGTAATCCTTATGATGGTATTGATATGCCACAACTAGGGACACTCTTTGACCCAACTACTCGACCAAATGAACCAATCACCGCAGGTGTAGATTTTGGTGCTGGTCCAGGCAGTGAAGCACTTCCAAAGAATTTAACAAATGACAGCCGTATGGACGAGAATGCAAAGATTGCTCAAGAATATTTGCCAGACTTAGCATTTGCTGCACAGTCTCCAAATGCGCCAGATTCATTTAAGCGTTTTGTAAATTATCTAATTGAAAACGCTAGAGGTTTTAATAATAATGGCTGATGCTATGTGGATGCCTGGTAGTTTTTTTGATAACGTTGACAAGTTTGCGAATTCACTTGGATATCAAAATGCAGGTGTTGCTATGGAACTTGCGATGATGTCTTGGAATTCTCCAGAAGAAAGAGACGCTTTTATTACTAGCATTACCAATGCTGAGGTACAAGGCGGAACAGAAAAAAATTATATTAAACGAAAGTACTAGGGGGTAGGAATGTCTTGGTGGGATTCATTTACCAGCGCTATCTCCACAGCGGGTGCTGTTGGCAAAAACCTTACAGGCGGCGGTCCTCAACTTAATGAGGATGAAAAAAAGAGAGCAGACCAGTTTACTGCAAATGTAAAAGAAGCCCTTGCCGCTACAGATAAAGCGCTAAACGCTGACCCTACATATAAGTTTAAAAAGGAAGCGCTTAAGTCTACAGCGGATGTTCTTCTTAAATATGTTGCTGTTCCATTTGTTGATTATGTTTACTCACCAGTTATGCGTGGTATTAGCACTGCTGCTATAATGGCTGACACTACTGGTGAACTTTACAAACCAGGCGCTCAGTTTAAAGAAGGTTTTCAATTTTCTGACATTAAAGCAGCCTGGAACCGTACTGAAAAGGTAAGCGCAGCACAAGCAATAACTAAATCAATTTTAATGGTTCCAGTTATTGGTTCGTATGCCGACTGGGGTCTTTCTAAGGCTGGGGTTAACGTTCATGAAATTGATTTGTGGAGCGATGCAAGTCTTAAAGAAAACTTTACCGACAATACAGTTGGTCGCTGGTTTACAGGTATTGGTGATTTTGCTGTTGGTATAAAAGGACTTAATATTGTTGGCAAAGTTGCTAAAACTGCAGTAAAGACTGTTGCAAAGCCTGCTGGGTTGTACACTAAGGGCAAGACAGTTGACGCTTTGGCAGCGGACATGGAAACTGGAATCCTACATGCTAGTACTAATGGTGCTCAAGGAGCGCAGACTGTTTCAGGAAGCCAAGTGTTACTACTTGCGCAAACCAAAGACTGGTCTATTGTAGAAGACATAGTAACCAAGTATAGTACAAATGAAAAGTTAATTCCTATTATCCGCGAAGCATCAGATGCAAACGCGGTTAAAGATTTGTTACTTGCAGACAAGGGAAACATTGCTGCAATGCAACGTTTGGCTACTGGAACAGCAAGCCATAATCTATTTGATATTGCTGACGTAAAGTCGCAACTACGAAATAAGATGATTGAACAAGGAAGAACGTATCTTCCATCGAAGGCTTCCGCTACGCGTCTAAGTAAAGTATTTGACGATGCTATTAAGAGTGACCCACAGTTTGTAAAAATTAAAAATGCACTCTTTGATGATGCAGGGGATATAACTTTTGGCGGAAAAGCATACATGCCTATTGAGCCTATATTTGGCGCTTCTGCATTAATTAAAGCACAACGCGGTCGTCTTAGTACAAGGGCGGCAATCCGTAGTCGTGACTATTCAAAGGTATCAGGATTTATTGAAGCCAAAATTGGCGAAACCGCTGGTGGCTTAGTAATTAAAGGTCTTAAAATAGCTGGTCCAGCAACAGATGCTTTGCCTGCTGGATTTGTATCCTTGTCAGGCATGCGCCCATTACAAGCGCGTATGGAATTTACTGGATTCATCAATAACATGAAAATGCTTAAAAATGGTGATGATACAATTATGACAGGTTTTGCTAATGGTGCAAGACTTGAAGAAAAAGTTTCAGTTGTTCGTGCTCGCTTAGAAGATGAATTTATGAACAGTCTTGGCAAGGGACAAATTGCACAAGTAGAAGCGCTTAAATCAATTGATTCTCAAATTGGAACTATGCTTGCGTACAAGGCTGGAAAGTTTAACCAATTAGAAATTGATAATTATGTAGCAAGATTCCAGATGAATGTTAGTAAGGGAATGGAATCCCTAAAGAATAATGGTTTTGGTATTGGCTATGACGGAAACGCAATTCTTGTTAAGCCTCAAACAATTCGTGACCTTGCAGAATCTTATCGCTTTACACCTTGGGATAAAATTGAGCGTCAACTTAGTATTGAAGCAGCAAAAGGACTTAAAAAGGGTGGCTTAATTGTTGACCGTGGCGGCAGAGATATATTTGCTGAACTAAACAAAGTCTGGACATTTGACGTTCTTGCTCGCCCATCATATGCATTTAAGCAGTCATTATTTGAACCAATCATTAGTGCTAGTTTAGCACTTGGTTCTAATTTTGTAAGAAAAGAAATTATTATAGCAGGTACCAAAAGAACAAGCAAGAACTGGTATAATTTTGCTGCAGGTACTATCCAAAAAAACGTTATTAATAGAGCAGAGTACAAGGCTGTAGTTGATAATGTATCAGACAGGTCTTTAATGCTACATGAGGCTATTGCTGCAAAGAATGCCGCAGAAATGTCTGTTAGCGACCTGTTTAAAAATGCATCTCCAGCAACAAGGTCTCAACACTTGTCTGCTGCTAGAAAAGAACTAAAGGCTATTGAAGAAATTGTTGATAAATTAGAATTAGACTTGCGTGATGCAATGGTACCTTACGGTGCTACAAAGGCTATACCAAGCATGGCAACACTAGAGCGCAGAATTGCATACCTAGAAGCCAACCCAGGTATTACTAAAAAAACTGCACAAATTAAAGCAGCAAAAGCAGCAATTAATAATTACAAGACAATAATCGGCAAGATGTCAACTAATAAAAAAGTAATAATGGATGCTGACGATGCAGTTCAAAAAGCATACGATGTTATTGATAGCACTGTCAGAGAACTTGGCGAAGCCGTAGTCAAAAAAGCAGATGTATTTGGCAAGAGTGAGAAGTTTAAAAAGCGTTATTACTCACCAGAAAAACATACTGTTGTTGCTAATGGCACACAACACCATATTGACTCTTTTATTCAAGAGCAAAGCGGTGGAAGCGCAAGCAACTTTACTAGTGCGGTACTAGCAGAAACAAAGAACGCCAGAACTCAAATGATTAACTTCTTGGGAGAATTGGCTGGAGCAACTGCGTACTCTTCAATTAAGCGTAAAGTTCCTATGTCTAAGATTGGCGTTGCAGACGAGAATTATTTTGCAGAGTTAGCAGATATTGCTAATCGCCACTACCGAGGCGACAAACTTATGGATAGAATCTTTGCTGAGCAATCACCAGCAGATATTATACGTTGGGGTAAAACAGAAGAAGGTCGCGCTTACTTAAAATCATTTGATGTATTTGATACAGAAGATATTGCGCCATACCTTACTGAAAAAATTAATCTTGTTCAGCGCATGTACCCATCTTACGAGGCACGTGCTGCTATCGTTAAAGGTGAAGTAACTGCAACGCAACTAGAAAGAACTCTTGCTCCTTACGTTGATGAGTTGTACGATATTATTCCATCTAATCATAATTATGAAGCATTAACATTTGGTATGGGTACTGTTGGAAAAATAGCATTAGTACCAGACAAGATAATGAGCAAATACATGGGCGCGCTTGCAAGTGTTGAAAACCCTATTCGCGCTCAGATATTTGAAAAGTTTGCTGTTGAGAATGTTGCAAGAAAAGCATCATACTTAATGGAGCAGGGTGTTCAAATGACAACAACCAAATATAACGCTTTGCGTCAAGCAGCAGGTCGTGAGGCTTTGGAAGAGATGGAAAAGACTCTTTACACTGTTAACAACCCTAATCGTTTAATTAATGCATTGCGTGCAGTTACGGCATTTCCAGGTGCAAATGCTAATGCATTCTTAAGATATGGCCGCCTTGCTGCCAAGAATCCAGTTCGTACAGCAAACTTTGTATCTAACTATGGTCGTGCGTACATGACATTTGGTGTCGATGAAAACGGTAATCCCACCAATGACATTGACAAAATGACTCACTTGGTCGTGCCTGGGTCTAAGGAAGCAAATAAGTATATACCTGGTTTCAGTAACATGTTTGGTCAAGAAACAAAACTTAATGCTCAATCGTTAGGATTCCTTCTTAACCGCCCATCACCATCATTTGTTACAGGTCTTTCAGTAGGACAGATAATGCAAAAGTTCCACAAGTCAGAAGCAGAAGTTGAAGAACTTATGACCTGGAATGGAACTAACTGGTATAAGGTTATCTTCCCATATGGCCCACCAACATCAGTAAAAGATGCTTACACGCCGCCTTGGTTCAAGAATCTCATCAATGCTAACGTTTCATATTCAGGATGGCAAAGAGAACTTGCTAGCACAATATTTGGCAAAAGCGGACAGAATGATTACTTGAGTTCTTGGAAATCTGTTTACAACTATCAAGCAATGTTAGTTGAAATGGGAATTCAAGATGAGATGCCATCTGACGCAGAAATAGAAAAGCAAGTACAGGGTCTATTTAAGGCTAAGTTTTGGTCTACATGGGCATCACCATTTGCAGGTATTCCTTACAAAATTGATTCTAACCCAATGGCTCTTACTTCTAATCTATACTGGAAGTTAATAGACAAGTATAAAAATCAAGGCATGTCCAACGAAGATGCTCGCGCTGCTGCTGGTGACGAAATGATTACTACGCTTGGGCCACAGTTTATGGTTGATAGAGTATCATTTACTGGTTCAAACAAGAACTTAAACATTCCTGCAACAAGCGAAGCATATGCACGCGTATTTGAAGATAATGATAATTTAGTTGGAGTACTTGCCAATATTGACCCAAATGATATTGGGTTAGTTGGTTTGCTAACTTCTGACTTAGACTATGACCCATTAACACAATCAAACAATATTCTTAAACTTCTTTCTAATCCAAATGCAGTACTTCCTGGAACAAGCAAGAATCTTAATGAACTCAAAATGACTCCTCAAGAAATTGAAAGAGAGCGCCTCAAGCAGCGTACATGGAATAAATACATGGCTACTAAAGCGGCTTTAGAAAACAAGATTACTGACGGTAAGACACTACGTGCTCACCCAGAACTTAAGGCTGTTTTAGACAACCTTGCTGCTACTGTCTTTAGGGAAGAAAGTGAAGAGTGGTACAACCAACTTCAACTTGCCGAAAGCGGAGATACTTCCTATAAGTATGCCAAGGGTCTTTCAGTAATCATTAATGATACAGACTGGATGGCTAAGCATGGTAACAGTCAATATTGGATGGATGTTAAAGAGTTTTTAAATTCTCGCGCAATATTTGTAAACATCTATCAAGTTTTGCCTGATTACGACCCACGCAAGAAGCAACTAATGGAAAACTATAATGCTTGGATAAAGCAAAATGTTGGACAATGGGATGGTAACTTGAAGACAATTATCGAACGATACTTTGACAATGATACACTAAAGGCGGTTAACTAATATGGCTCTTACGGAAAAAGAAGCATTATTTGATACTGACCCTAAGGATGGCGTTTTATCTCCATCTGAAAGACAAATGTATGATTCAGTAAGTGGGTTCATTAATATAGATGCTATTAATGCTGGTCCTAAGTCTGGTACTGGCGTATCAACAGTTAAGACCAAGTTAAACATAGAGTCAGCACGCGCTCTCATGGAAGCCGCTGCAGAAGCAAATGGCTACATGGGCAAGTTCTCTACTGCAGACATTACGCAGTTTATGAAAGAATTTGATGCTGAGCAAGCACGTCAGGTTGAAAAGGTAGTAACATCTACTGCTTCAAAGACAACACCTGGTGCAACACCAGAAGCGGTTACGGCAACCTCAGAAAGTGTTGCTAAGACAGAATACCCATCATTCTTTAAGCCAGCACAGTTTGCATCTGACTGGGTATGGAATAAGATTAGTTTTGCAGACGATAAGAAACTTGCTGCAAAGAATCTTGCTATACTATCCCAGGTTCGAGGCATAATTGAC